GTGTAGATCGCCTCGTTTGATGAGTCAGGAACATTGGTCTGCTCATCCAAATCACTATCTTGTGGGCTTGATGGCAATGGATAACCCAAGCGAATGCCTAAAGCATTCCACGCAGCAATCATAGTATCCAAGCGAGTTAATGCTGACTGCAACTGCTCTGGTGTCAAATCAAAGACATAAGACGCCATTCCGATCTCATCGAAGGCTTGTGTGACGAATTGGCGTTTAGTCCAGCCCATGTCATTCTCCTATTTGTTCGGAAATTAACGCTTCCAGCTTTTTATCAGTCGTGCGCTTGGTGAATTTTATACCAATTTCTTTGGCTTTTGCTTCTAATTCTTCACGGTTTGGTGGAGATATTTCGTCAATTGCTTCTTCAACTTCTTTTACCTTAGCCGCCTGCTTTACTTTGTCTTCATACGAAAACAATGGTTTTGATGGCTTTTTATGTTTGGCTTTCTTAGCATTAAAACGATTAAACTTTTTTTCTTTAGGATAAGCGGTATCGCCTGCAGCTTCTTTAGCCTCTTCAAATGTAGTAAACCAGCCTTTTGCGGTCATAGCATCAAACTGATCTTGTGAATCAACACCAATAAAGTTAAATGTTGCACCGCATGGTTTGCGGTTTTGACCAGGTGATTTGTACATCAAAGTTGGAAACTGAATCATTTTTTTGCTTTCTTTGTTGGTTTTGCTGTCTTGGCAGCGGCTTTGAAATCGGCTGCAGACGGAGCGCCTTTAGCGCCTGCCTTACGCATCTTCTCTTTGCTTCCAGCCTCTATGCGTTTGCGCTTTGCATGAATGTTGGCGTATAGACCAGCTTTCATTTTTTAGCCTTTGCTGGTGCTTTGCTTGGCTTACCAGCCTTCATTGCAGACTTTCGTGCGGAACTCAGCGCAACAGCAACTGCTTGTTTTTTTGGCATACCAGACTTAATTTCTTTTGAAATATTCTTTGAAATTGTCTTTTTACTGTAACCTTTTTGCAACGGCATAACTATCTCCTAAGTAAGAAGGGAGGCCGAAGCCTCCCTGTCTTTACAACAGATTACTGGTTGAACAACAAGATACCAGACATCTCAGGCTGTTTGTTAACAACACCAAACAAGGTGTCCAAACGATACTTGATAGTCATAGAGTCAATGTCGTAGAACTTCTGCATTACCAACTCAACGCCTTGGTCTGTCGTAGCGCGCATTACTGCAGTGCCAGCGTCAGATGGAACGGCATAACGTCCTGGGAGAATCTCCAAGGAATCTTTTTGCCAGAACACGTTAATGTTTGAAGCGGCAGTGTTGAGCCAGTTGATCGGTGCGGCTGCGGCAGGAGTAACGATAACGTTCTTGTACTGTGCGGCTGCATCGCTTGCAACTTGGTTGGAGATAATGCCAGGGCTAATCACCATCTGAGTGGCGTTGGTGATGCTGATGACACGGAAAGTCTTTAGTTGACCAGTAGATTGCTTAGTGATGTGATGCACAGCAACCACGCCATCGATAGTGAACGCATCGCCAACAGCCACGCCAACAGTGTTAGACACGGTGACGGTTTGGTAACGGTTGTCCACGTTGATCTGACCACCAACAGAAGTTGATGTGGCTTGTGGTACTAAGTAGTTAACTGCAGCGTTTTGTGTGTCGATAGTTGTTACACCACCAGCAGCTACAGCAATGCGGTTTGCATAGTCGAACTTGTAAGTATCGAAACCAGCAACCATACCAACATAGTTACGCTCGTAGGCTTTGTCAGACTTAGTGTTGCCAAATGAACGGCTTGCTTGTGACAAGTTACCAGCCAGACCATTGTAGTCACGGCTTGACAGACCTAAGAAACGGTCATAGTCAGGAACGCCTTGCTCATTCATGATGGAGTCGCACAATGCAACATCATCATAGTCACCAGCAGCGGCGGCAACAGGAACAACCAATGTGCCTTGAGCAGCAGCAGTGTTCATGATTGCAACGTTGATGTCAGATGCCAATTTCTGCTTAGCGGACTCACCAAGACGGCCTTCTTGCAATGCGTCACGCAAATCAAGCGTAGTCATTGTCCAAGGCACAGTCTTGCTAAAACCGATAGTTGAAGGAACTGACAACTGAGTCATGTTCTGGTACGAACCAGCGATGGTTGTGCCAGGTGTGCTGTTGATCGACTGAGCGATGTAAGGCATTGGACGCCAGATGGTGTCGTTGGTACGAGCCATCATGGTTTGGTCGGTGTTGTAAACGTTAACGTGGCGTGAAAGAACTAAAAGGTCTTGGAAACCTTCAAGGATGTCTTCAAACGCTACGCGTTCTTCTTTTGAAAATGAATTACTCATGGTGAACTCCTAAATTAAAAACGGTCATTTTGTGACTGATCGTTTCTGCTGCTTGTACTGAATGACTTTAGTCATGTTGCCAGTACGAGCTGCTTCTTCTCTCAGCCGTTCTAAGGTTGAATCTATTGCACCGGAAGATCGTCCAGTTCCCTGAACAACTGATTCTGGTGGCGGTGCTGCTCTGCGATTTGTAACTTTCAATTGAGTCTCCAGTTTTGCAACCGCAAAAGCAAATTTTACGGGGTCTTTAATGTCTGCGAGTTCTTTTGCCTTCTTGGGATTCTTACCAAGTGCATAAATCACTAAAGCAGGGTTTTCAGCTCCTTGAAGCATAACGCCTTGCTGGGTGACTGTGAATAACTCCTGGGCGGTAGCCTCGGCATCTTCATAATCTTTAACTCGTAGCTCAGCTTTAGCCTTGCCATAGTTATCCAACTTAGCCTGCCAAGCATTTGCTTGAGTTTCCTCTTCGCGTCTTGCTTGTGCAGCCGCCTCATCAGCATGACGTTTTAAGTCAAACCATGAAGCTAATGCTTCTTCGAACTTCTCTGCATCGTAATCGTGATCCTCTAGCGTTGGCTTTTTACCCACAACAATCGGCTTGGTCTCAACCGTTGTGCTATGTAGCTTCGCTTCAAGTTCTCTATTCTTACGTTGCAAATCCCTATGCGACTTACGCAACTCACGTACCCATTCAGGCGCATGATTCTCTTCGGTGGGTGGCGATTCCTCACCTATGGAAACGATCACTTCATCTGTTTCTGATTCTGCATTTGCCTCTTTAGAATTATCAGCTTGCTCACCTTCGGTATTGTTCTCGTTGGCTTGCTCTGCGTCTAACTCTAATTCATCAATTGCAATCTCTTCAACTTCTAAGTTCTCTTCTCCTAGTTCTGCCGTTTGATTCATTTTGATACCCCATTAAACTCACCCATTAAAGCGGCTGGGTGGATACCGCAAAACCTATTGCATTGGTGGAGATTCTACTCCTTGATTAGTTACCATCGGAGCTGCTTGTTGTTGCACTGCTCCACCAATTGTCTCAAGCATATTCAAAGCATGATCTTGCGAGTCCATGTCAACGTTTGATAGCGTCTCCAATGTTTTTGCGCGGGATAGCTCTGCATCTGCCACTGTCTTAACTGTATCGGCTCTCGCCTTGGCTGCTTTAGCCGTGGCCTCTTCAGCCGCTGCTTGCAAGAAAATCGCATTCGGGTCTTCTGGCTGACCTTGCAACTCAGCCATCATCTGCGCGGCTTCTTCTTCGGTTGGTTTGATGACACCCATCTTAACCAAACGATTACGGAAATAGGTGCGGACATCAGCAATGCCTTCGCCTTCCATGTTCATCATTGCCATCGACTGCAATACGCTGGCAGTCTCAGGGTCGTTGGTAATCTGCATCATGCCAGTGAGGGCGCGAACGGTAGCTGAACGCTTGCTTGAACTCGATGGCCCAACTTCAACGTTCACATCAAACTTAGCTGAGCTTAAATCGTTCTCTAAAGTGATCTCGCCAGTCTCACTGCTAATCATGGGCTTCATTAGCTCAACAGATGACGTTGTACCGGTAGGACTGATCGCTTTCATTCTGCGACCTTCCTCGATGTAAATGTCTTTAGCCATTGAAAGCCAAATCTCACCGCAACGGCGCATACCTTTTGCCATATTGCTCATGTAAATAAAGGTCTGCATATCGAGTTTGTTTTGAATTAACTCAACTGCCTTGCCACTAATGTTTGATACGATCTCTTCACCAGCTCCTTGATTTCCAAGGATGTCGTTCATGTCAGCTTCAGTCAACTGCAATAGCGCAGCCATTGCCGGTGGAATTTGTGGGGACTTGGTGTAGGCAACTGGGCCACTCACGCTAGTCGAACCATCTGCACCAGTGATTGGGTTCACCAAAAGGTAAGGATAGTCTTTGAG